ATATGGCATACACAAGTGGAATATTGAGATTCATGATCCAGGTGCAGAACCGCAAGGCTGCAACTGGTAGCAGGTACGGAATCGACGGCGACGGGATCGAGTGGGAAGATGGCGACATCCTTCACGCAAACGTGACGTGGGCAAAGGGTGTGAAGGCGATGAACGCCGGTGCGCTGGATGCCTACACGGTGATGGAGGTGCGCACGCGATGGACGGACAAGATCACCATGCGCAGCCGTGTGAAGTTCGACGGCAACGTGTATCAAATTATCCCTGAGACATTCCACCCGGACAAGATGGAAAACACCTTGCAATTTCATATGCAACTCATTGTAAACGACTAAACCCAGAAAGATATGAAAAAGAAGACAATCGCCATCGTGCATTTCAACACGCCTGAACTGACGGAGGCCGCCATCATGAGCGTGCGGAAGCATTGCCAGGAAGACTATCAGTTCTTGATTTTCGACAACAGCGACAAACGACCATTCAAGACGAAGATGAAGGGTGTGAAGGTGATCGACAACACCAAAGGTCAGGTCATCGACTTCGAGGCTGAACTTGCCAAATACCCCGAAAAGGAGTGGAACATGGCGAAGCTGTCGAACCACGGCTCGATGAAACACATCTGGAGCGTGCAGAAACTTTGGGAACTGCTGACCGATGGTTTTATCCTTTTAGAGTCTGACGTTCTGATCACTAAGAACTTCGACTTTTTGTGGGATGAGACCTTTGCCGCTTGCGGTAAGGTAGAGCGTTTTCACGGACGGAGGCGTGAGCACGACCGTCTGCTGCCGTGGCTCTGTTATCTAAATGTTCCCTTACTTGTGAAGAACGGCGCGAGGTATTTTGACCCGATGCGGGCGTGGAACTTGCAGCCAGGGGAGAACAACCCAGGAAACTGGTGGGACACTGGTGCCTGTGTGCTTGATGACATTCGCAAGACCAAGCCTGAGTTGGTGTGCCGTTGCTATGCAAATCTTGACAACTATTACATTCACTATCACGGCGGCTCATGGCGACAAGCAGACGTGGAGAATCAGAAGGCATGGCTGGAGAAGCATCGCGCACTATGGTACACACCCGAAAACAAGAATGCGAAGATATTCATCTGCTCACACTCCGACTTTTCGCCTGTTGTGAATAATGATGTTTACGAAACCATTGACAGCCGAAAACTGAAAGGCTGCAAAGTGCCCGACCTCTATTACTCGGAATTGTGGCAGATGAAGAAAGTGAGCGAGCGCAAGCAGTTGCCAAAGTATATCGGATTCTGTCATTACCGCCGCTATTTTGGATTTATGAATGATGTGCCGGAACTCGGTAAAATCATCGAGGCACGAGGAGCCATTGTGACCAAGGCATTTGACTTGGGTAAGACCATGCGCGAACAGTATGCAACTTGGGGAAACCCTGAAGACATTAACATCTGCACGCAGATCATCAGCGAGAAATATCCAGACTTTGCTCCGGCATGGAATCATGCACTTGATAGCCGATATATGCACCTTGCAACGATGAGCATTATGCGCACCGAAGATTGGAAAGAGATGCTGGAAGTTATGTGGGGTGTTGCGCAGGAATATCTGAAGCGCATCGGTGGCGACATCGTGAAGCGTGTAAGGGAGAATCAGAAGGCATACCATGTCGGAGAGATGGATTTTACAACCTTCACCCATGAGTTGCGTGTTGGCGGTCAGTTTGCCGAGCGCATCAATTCTGCGTGGATTGATTGGAAATATCCACACGCATACGAGGTAAATCTGACAATCACCAGAGACAAAATTGAGATACCTTTCAAGGAGAGTAAACCTTAAACCTGGTTTCGCACGATAAGAAAACGGAAATAATTATGGATAATTTCTTCAGACTTTTCAGCAGGAGGGAGATGACTCCGGGAGTGCCATCGACAACCGCACCGACAGATGCCAAGCCGAAGGGCGGCAACTGGGAGGCGAATGTCGTTCGCCCATACGGCCGTGCGTCGCTGCTGATACCTACATGGACGCGATGCGTGCAGCTCATCATGCAGACGATGGGGCAAATGGTCACTCAGTACCAGCGCATGAATGGAGAGGGTGGCAACTTCATCGAGGATAGATACGGCAAGAACGGCATCCTAAACTATATGCTCCAGGTTCGCCCCAACCCCATGATGACCGCAAGCCAGATGCAGGAGCAAATCGAGTACCGCAAGATATACTACGGAAATGCCTACGTCTATATCGAGCGCGGTCTCGACGGCTATCCAGTAAACCTTTGGCTCTGCACGAGTGGCGGATACGATCCGCTGAACAACCGATACAATCTGGTGTATAATTCTGACCGTGGCCCACGGGTGAAGATGGAGTGCGATGCCCGCGACGTGCTGCACTTCAAGAATGTCTTCATGACAGAAGATATGTACATGGGCATCCCTACTATCGACTACGCTTTCAAGGCTCTAACGATTGCCGCCACTGGCGACGAACAAGCCCTTCAGGATATGGCAAAAGGAGGTAAGCACAAAGTCTTGATCCAAGAGCAGCAGTCACCGACAATGGGAACCCGTGGCCGTGCCAACCAGCAGGAACTCCGCAAGATGAAAGAGGAGTTTGCACAAGACTGGATGAGCAACGACGTGGCCATCCTTGACAACGTTGCCGATGCAAAGGTCATCAGCCAGACTGCTCAACAGTTGCAACTCTTAGAGCAGCGTGGTTATTCTGATGAAGCACTCTGTCGCCTGATGGGTGTGCCGAAGATTATCGCCATCGTTGGCGATGGAGGCGGAAATTACCGTATGCCGGAACACGCAACTCAAGAGTTCCTTCTTCGCACCATTCAGCCACGCATTCGTGAGCATGAAGATGAGTTGAACTCCAAACTCCTTCTGCCTGGCGATTTCGGCAAGCGCAGAATCCATGTCTGCGAGCTCGCCCTGAAACGTCTCGACGCAAAGGGACAGGCAGAGATCGACAAGATGCACCTCGAAAGTGGTTGGTCGGTCAACGAGGTTCGTGCTCAATACGACCTGCCGAACATCCCAGACGGTGATGATCACTATGTCAGCATGAACCTCGGTGTGGTAGGCTCTCCGAAACTCAAAGATGGCAACACGGGTGGTCGCCCAACGACTCAGGAACCACCAAAAGAACCAGCGCAGGAGGGGCAAGAAACTTGATTAGTAACAAAGGTGCTGCCTTCATTAGTAATAAAGCAACAACCTTTGATAGTATAAAAGTTTTGCGGTAAACCCCAAACACATAAATACACGAATTATAGAACCAATTTTTAAGTAGAAATATGGATGCAAAAAAGAGAGAAATCAGAACCGTGGAGTGCCGAATGGCCTTCCGAGAGGCTTCGGCAGAAGAAGCCCAGAACGGCAGTCTTGGTGTCATCAGCGGCACGGCCATCGTGTTTAATGCTGAAAGCCGAGTTATCGACGAGTACGGCGAGACATTCCGCGAAGTGATTCTTCCGGAAGCAGCCACAATGGAATTCCTGAATAGCCAGGATATCAAACTGAACCTTCTGCACCAGCGCGAGGACACATTCGGTCGCTGCATCAATGGTACGGAAGGCAACATGACCATCTCACGCGACGATAAAGGTGTGTATTTCGAGGTGCAAGTTCCAAACTGCGACCTCGGTATCCGTGCCCGCGAACTGACTAAGGCTGGTGTTTATACAGGATGTTCATTCGAGTTCTACCCCAAGGAGTACGAAATCGAAGAGCGCGAGGTAAACGGAAAGATTGACACAAAGGTCATCCACAAGAGCTTCGAGTCTATCGGTGCGTTCACACTGGCGATGGATCCTGCATATTTGCAGACATCATGTAGTGTTCGTGAACTGCACGAAAAGACTCCGGGAGCAATCGAGGCTAAGAAGCGCGAGGAACAAGCAAAGCGTGAAGCCGAGCAGAAGGCTCTCGACGAGGCAGCACAGCGCGCCCGTGAACTTCAGCTCATGAGAATGAAATTCAATTTTTAGTTTAACCAATAAAATTTGTACGATTATGACAAAGAAGACTAAGGACGAACTTCAGGTTCGTTATCGTGAGATTCAGGATCGCATGGGCGAGCTGAATGTGACCGCCGCTGAAGGCAAGCGTTCTCTCACAGAAGACGAGAAGCGCGAGTGGGATGCTCTGAGCCGTGAGGCATCTCTGGTTGAGATGGATTTGCGTGGTCAGATGAACGACGAGGAACTGGCAAAGCATCGTGAGGTTGTCAACAAGGGCGAGCAGCTCCGCGAGTACTTGAAGGCCGTGCGTCAGGGTAAGGCAGACCGCGAAATCACCCTGTTCCCCGCATCTGTCGGTTCTACATCTAACATCACCGCTTCTGGTGCCATCAACCTGACCATTAAAGAGATAATCCCAACCCTGCACGAAGGTCTCGACCTGCCCGGCTCGCTGCGCATCGTGACTGGTGTAGAGGGTAACGAGATTTGGCCCGTCAGCATCAACGATGCCGAGATGGAGGAGGTTGGTGAGGTAGAAGCCCTCAACGACCAGGTGCTCGACTTCGCAAACATCACTCCGACACAGCGTCGCGTCGGTCTGACGATTCCTATCAGCAACATGGCCATCGATAACACTTACTTCGATCTGATGGGATTTGTGCAGGCTAAGTTCACCATCGCTCTCCGCATCTATCTGGCCAAGAAACTTTACTCTCAGGCTCAGTGGAGTGGCAACAAAGGCCCATTCAGCGGCATGACCAAAGCTGGCGACATCGAGATCGGTGCCGACTCATACAAGAACATCCTGAAGGCTGTGGCCAAGTTCAGCGACAAGGGTTTCTTTGAGGGTGACGTTGTTATCATCATGGACCGCGAGACTGAGGCCGAGCTGAAGGCTACTCCGCTCATCGCTGGTGCTGCTGGTGGCTTCGTTGTTCAGAATGGCCGTTGCGCAGGCTACCCCTATGTAGTGACTCACTATCTGAACACTGAACTCGACTCGGCTGGCAAGCTCGTTCCAACCGCCAAGAAGTACATCGCCTTCGGTTATTTCGAGTGGTTTGCTCTCCAGCAGCACGGTCAGGTTCGTATGACTGTCGATGCAACTTCTCAGGCCGTAGCCAAGAAGAACATCACAGCAGTGACTCTGAACACAGCATGGTCAATGACCGACCTCTCTACGAAGATCAACGGTGCCAACAACGAGACCCAGGCATTCGCAATCTACGAGGTAGTTGAGGAAGAGCCAACCACCGAGTAAATCTCTCGCTCTCTCATTTTTCTGGGAAGTAGTTTCTTTGCCGATGGGCGGCTCCGATGCAAGAGCAATAGGTTGTCTGCCCGTCGGCTCCCAGGAGAGGATAAGTAAATAAAATAATAACAGTCACAAAGAGAAGAATGAGCCTGTTAACGGACATCATATTTGTAAAAGCACTCCGCGCTGACGAGAATCTGATGGCACAGTTGCCAGCAGGCGATGTTTATAACACCGCCATCGCACTGCCTGACGAAGATCTCGACAACGCGCCACTGCCATACATCATCGTCAGTTTTGACGGCCTGACCAACGACGTGGAAACAAAGGATGATCCCTACGAAGGTGACTCCGACAGCGTAACCATCTCCATCGAGATAGCCGCCAAGACACGTCCAGAACTCGGTCAGCTGGCAGACGTAGTGCGCCGACAAGTACATCAGTATTTTGTCGATGCCGATCCGACAGACGAAGATGCAGATTTGATTCCACACGACTACCAGTTCTCGGCACAAGCGGTCAATTACGACTCGATGAAGCCTTGTTACTGGCAGGTTTTGACTTATCAATGTGACACAAACGCTTTATGATATGGGAGTAATTAAAGGCCAGAATCTAAGGTTGCTGATTGGCGGCAAGTGCGTGGCTTTCGCCACAAGTTGCACGGTACACGTCAGCCTGAATCTTGAGGAAAGCTCGTCGAAGGATTCTACGAATAACTTCACCGAGCAGACACCAACGGGTATCTCTTGGGATATGAGCTGCGATGCGCTCTACTCTGTTGACACCGACGCTACTGGAGTGAATGGCATCAACGCACTTGACACGGTGCTTGCACAGCAGCGCGTTCAGGTTCAGTTTGAGCAGACGCAAGGCGAGAAGAATCGCGTTGCAGTTAGCGGAGGTGCAGTCTATTCAGGTTACGCTTGGGTTAACGACATCAGCATAAACGCAGGCAACAGACAGAATACCTCATACACTATCCAACTGACAGGTGACGCTGAGCTCGCCAAGACCACAGCAGGAAGTCTATCAGACTAACAGCATCGCCCGCACACTATGGTCGTTTTTCATAGAAGCGGGCGGTGTTTTTAAAGAAACTACAACAGAAAAAGTCATGGAAAAGAAAATCACAGTAAAAGGTGAAGAGATCACCATCAAGTTCAACATGGCGGTGGAATGCGCCTACGAGGAAATCACATCTCGGCCGTTCAATCTACAAGATTTTAAAGAGAAGAAACTGCTTGTCACGCTATTCTTTTCGACGATATTGGCTAACAATCCAGACACGGAAATCACGTTGGATTACCTTCTGGAAGATGCCACATTTGACGAAATAAGGTCGCTCGATAGTGCCGTATCTGAGGCGATGACTGACTGGCTACACATACCATCTGTCATCCCGCAAGAAAATCAAAAGAAAGACGAGCAAGATGGGGAGGAGCAGCCAAAAAACTGACAACCGCTCACGAGACATATCAGATGCTTGTGGGCGAGATAGGAATACCCAGGCGTGAATTTCTCTACGAATTGAAGCTCTGGGAAATCATCTTAATCACTCGCGGATATTTTCGACGGTATCATCCAGGATGGGAGCAGGCGAGACTGGTCGCCTATCACTCGGCGCATTGCATGGGCGGTAAGAACATACCTACAATCACGCAGTGGTTATCGTTCCAGTGGGAGAAATCTGAAATCAATATGCCATCAGACGATGAAGTGAATGAAATCCGCGAAGCCATTAAACGTGAGGAAAAAGCAAAGGAAGAGAAAGAATAATGGGAGTCTTTTCAGGCTCCCATTTTTTTGTTATATTTAAGGGATGTCGGCACGCATCACCGTCCTTTGTCCTTTTTCATCCTCTTCGCCACCATCTCGAAATCTTCATGCACGCTTTTCGCCAGCACCTTCGCATACCTCTGTGTCTGTCGGATGTTGGTGTGGCCCAGCATTCGCGAGACGTTCTCAATCTTCGCCCCATTGCGCAGCATCCATGTGGCGAAGGTATGGCGCGCCAGGTGCGAGTGGAGTGGTATCTGAATCTTTGCACTCATGCCGATGGACTTCAGCGCACGATTGTACACATGGTTCTCGATCTGCGGAATCTCGAAGTCATACTTTTCAAGAATGGCGATGGCTGGTGGTAACAGTTGACTGACATACGGCACACCCGTCTTGATGCGCTCTGCCACCCTCACATAAGTATCGCCACTCTTCCTGTACTGCGAGATATCAAAGGCTTCAGCATCCGAATACGAAAGCCCCGTGTACATCTGGAATACAAACAAATCTCTTGCCTTCTGCATCATCTCGTCATCGGGCAGCTCCATCTCTTCGATGGTCTTCATTTCATCCTCTGTCAGATAGTCAAGATTCTCACGATCTCCGCGCTTAAACTTTCCACGAAGCAGCTCATAGGGATTCTTTTCTATTCTGCCAAACGTGACAGCACGATTCAGCAGAGCCTTCAGGTTTCGATGATATTTGAATACCGCTGAATCGAGCAATTCTTCACCATCTTTTTTCTTTCGCCGGTGCAGCCAAGCGTCAAAGGTAACGATATTTTCTGCCGTCAGATCATCCCATCTTCGCAGCCTGTCAAATTCCGTTAGCCGGATGAGCAGCGACTTGTATTGCCTACGGGTGCCTGGCGCAATATTTAGGATTTCGACCTGTTCTTTCACCCATTCCATGAAAAGCGGCTCTACGTTGGCAGCATCCTTGATCGGACAAATCTTCGACTTAATCCTCTCAGCATCCAGGGCGACACCATTCCTGATGGCTGCTGTGGCCTCGCGATTAACAACCTCCCAGATGGCTACAAGCCTATCATTAAGCACTGGTGCATCCGGACGATTAACAATCTGACCAGCCCGCCACTCGCGCTCGCGTATGCGCACACCCGTGCTGATATATATTGATTTGCGCGCGTGTGTAAGGCGAATCTCGATCGTACCAAGTCCATCCCTACCAGCCTGTTTCTTTCTATCAAAAATTATTTTCGTGGTTATCATTTCATTATTGTTTTCGCCGATGTTTTACCAAAGCCGATTTTGTGGTCAACCAAAAGTAAAACATTCGGGCATATTTGGGTATATTTTGTTGTAATTTGTCGTTTTTAGTCTCATTTTCGATTGTTTGAGAATGCCTTTAAATACGCGGAGGTGGCCTAATTAAAGGCATTCCCGATGTTTTACCAGAGTGATTCCGTCGGGAATAGTTAAAGGTTACACAAAATGACGATATATAGAAGGTTAACACAATGGTATTAGCGGGTGCGAGGTAAAACAATGGTAAAACATTGAAACTGCACCACGATATTAAGGTGTGTATGATATATGCGAGTATCTTCATCAGTCAGGTTCTGTATTGTCGGCAACCATAAGGGAGAACTCGCTCAACCTAAGACGCTCGATTTCAAGACGAAGCATATCGACCTCCCGCTGAAGGGCAGCGATAGTCTCTTTCTGAGTGGCGATGGTTTCGTTTTTGGCTGCTATAACGTCAGCCATATAATTGTTAGCAGTTGGCTGATGCTCCGTCATGGGCGCAGTATCGGTCATGAGCAGTGAGCCATCGCCAGTCAAGAGATAGTTCAAATTGAAGACATTCGGGAATACTTCACAGATACTCCTGAATAGTTTGTCGGTGAGGTACTTCTCATTGCCATTCAGTGCAAGTGATATAGCATTTCTGGAATACCTTAATTTTTCAGCAAAATCTGTCTGCGTATGAACACCGAAGCATTCTCTTAGATGTTCGTACACTTCTTTCAATCTTTCCTGCTTATTGGGCATATATAAAGCACTTTTGTTTAAAAAATATTAAAATATCACACATTTGCTACATAAAATGCAACACATTTGGCAATTTTGTTTTATATTTGCACCCAAATTAAGTAAGCAACTAATCGGGCACAGAATAGCCGTCAGACGTGGAGCGTCTTTTCAACAAAGCGCACACGGCGCATTTGCAGAGGTAATGGGCTACAAATATACGGCATTCTTCCCGATTATATTACAAAAGTGTTAGAAAATTAAGAAACATTAAAACAATGGTACAAGAAAAAGTAACAAGACAGGAACTTCGTGAGATGCACATCGGACAGACGCGCATCTTCACGTTGGTAGATGCAAAGAAGGTATCTGCTGCCCGTGTGACTTGCACCCAGTTGAAGCAGGAGGAGAAATTGGAATTCCTGTGCAAGCAGGATTTCGACGCAAACGCTGTGAGCATTACAAGACTGAAATAACGATAAACCAGAAAGAACGATGCAGAAAGATTTGATTCAATTCGGAGAGACTCACAAGGTGCAAGGTATGACATCTTTGCAAATTGCTGAAGTGACAGGCAAACGTCATGCAGACGTAATGC